GTAGCGGCTCTTAGTCGTTCCACCAAGTTCGCGATATCGTTCAAAAGCGGCCTCAGACAAACCAAAGCCACCGAAACATGCGTTATATACGATCTTAGTCATCTTACGACCTTTCAATTTTATCCAACAAGTCTTCTAACCATTCGGCTTCATTCGTCTTGGCACAATCAATACCAAGATTGAAGTCATCATCTTGGTCTACCTTGACAGCCAATGTTCGTCTAACTTCTTTGAGACGATCATACAAGTCTGCTCTGACCTGTTCAAAGGCCTTTTCATAGTCTTTCGACAGGAACTCTGTAGTCATTGCCAGTATCCTTTTTCAATTCCGTAATACCAGACACCATACATTATAGCAAGCCCGGTAGAAAAGGCAAGAAGGGGACCAAAAAGGATGAACAGATCAGAAGAAGACATATTAGTTTTCCTTAAGCCGCTTCGTTGAGGATTGTGGAAGCGAGTTCTTCATCACCAGTCAATTCTGTCAGATCATCAAGAAGACCATCGAATGACCAGTAGCCGTTGCCACAATGACGTTCAATGGACATCTTGTAGAGTGCTTCGATGATTTCGTCATTCAAACCATCAGCATGACGTTTGCAGGCTGAGGCGAGATTGACATACATCTGAGCTTCATGGATATTCATTTCATTTACTCCTCAGTTTTGTTGTAGATCAGAAGAAACGCGAGACCAAACGCGAGATAGAAGTTTGAACCAAGACCAACCAAGATGGTGCCTGCAATCAGGAAGAATATCTGCCAGAAAGCTTGGGCAACAACATTGTTTTCCATGATTACTTCTCCACAGTATAGGGTTTGTTCCACTTGCCGACATTGACATGGACATACCAACCAACATCAAAGTAGTCCGTCTGGATATCGGAGTTATCATGGTTACCGGTATTCATAGCCCGCAGGACTTCTTCAAGAAACTTCTTGATCACCTTGTCTGAAAAATGGTCACGAAACCAGTAGTTGTTGATTTGAATATATTTTTCAGCCGGACTACCGAGACGAAAACCACCAGGCTGCCGCTGGACTGTTTCGTTGTAGTTACCAATGAAGTCCATGGGACCAGATTTGATATTGAGCGAGAGACTGTAACGGTCGGTGGACAAGGTGCCCTTGACACCGTAACGCTTCAGGATCGCCTTGACGGCGGGAGCAATCTGTGCTTTGCGTTCTTGAGACATATAAGCCATTTCACTTCTCCTGTTTGCGGTTGCGTTTACGCACGACACTAATGAGATGATTTGCATATTGGCGGCTAGTCAAGGCCGCTTCGATCACATTATCAACCGATATTCCCATGAGACGGGCATAATCTTCAGCGGCACAAATGAGACCATAGCCATCACTGACAGGAAGATCATACTGTTTGAGAAGTCGATTGATCTTAGTCATTTTGTTTTCCTTAGCGAACACCACAAGCGGCATAAAACTTTTGAACATCGAAGCGGGGATTGATACGAACACAAGCCGCAGCAACCGCAGCCGCAGCATTGAGACGCTGGAGCGGGTCGAGCATATTGCGGATCTCTTCGGCGAGGATAACAAAGTCACGCTTGGTCATACGGAATCTCCTGTCTCATCAACTTATGGACTTACTATACAGGAGCCACGGATAGGGTCAACCAAAATCGGCAGGAATCATCTAATACTTTAGTCTAATGTGGCAAGAATGCCACACTAGGAACCAGTGGTTTTACGCGAAAACCCGCGTAAATTCTTCGTTAACATTTGTAACAGACGGTGTTACATTACGGACCATGAAGGAAGGCGTGAATCCAGCAAAACCACCACCATCATTATAGAAACTGGCATAGTCTGAGGCATCTTCTTCAAAGTAGAGTGTTTGAATGATTTGGTTGGTGGTTGTTTCAATAACCTGCCAAACATAATCATCATTGGTCTTCAAAGGTGAAATCACATACTTCATTCTACTGCCTCATAAGTTGCTTCAAAGATATCTGGCTTGCAAGGATAAAACTCACCCTTCACACCTTTGATGATATAGTCACCGAGATCGGCCTTCATTGTGCCTTCTAAAGTGTAGATGGTGACGTAAGGCTCAAAGTTATCTTCTCTTGCTCTAGCAACACCATTACACCATTCAGCCAAATCTCTATAGTTAAAGTCTGTGAGTTTCTGTGCCTCAATCACAACAGGCTTCTTACGATACTTCATCAAATTTCCTTCATCAATTCTTGGATCCTCGTCCAAACATTATTTTTGCTCGCTTCATATCGACGTTTTGCTTTGCGTTCAAAGTGCATACGAATCTTGGTAGTCTCAGATAGAGACTTCATGTTGCGAATATCTGGGTCGATGTGTTCGAAACGAAATGAACTGTAACCGTTATGATATTCTTCAAGTTCGTGAGCAATATAATCAGCAATCCAAGTAGAAGGATCACCAGTCATTACTTCGTATTGTTTCTTGAAGTGTGCAAGAGTCTCGTCTGGATTGTATGGAATAGGTTGATCTACAAAGTTCGCAGGCGTAGATAATCCTGGCGATGGATATGATGTTTGATAAATCATTTCTTTGGCAACAGTAGGACCAACAGCAGCACCAATACCAAACATACCTAACACAGATCGTCTATTCATCACACCACCTTTAGCTTTTTGAATTTATCACGATTGTTAAAGTTACCTTTCTCAAACACAGGTGTTTCCTGACCACTATCAATAATGTCCATCTGTGCTGAGTTCTCCACATCATACAGTCTCATCTTCGCCCTGTCAATACCCACCACAAACTTTCTGTTCACAGTAGGATCATTGTAGCGGTTCTTCAACTGCTTGACCTGGATCTGACTTAGTTGTTCTAGTGTCTCTGTGCTAATCAGAGCAAACATCAAGTCTGCGGTGGCTGGGAGTCCGAAGGATTCTGAGGTATCTGTAAGTTCGACATCCGAGCTTGCATATCCGCTTCTAGTTGTTTGAGTTGCGGATACCAATGGGACGTTAAACTCAACGGCCAATCCTCGTAGTTCCTCCGCAATAGACTTAATATAGGTGTATGAGTTAACGCCGCCACCAGCTTTAATGCGAGAGCTAGAGCAAATATTAAGATAGTCAATGTAAATAATATCAGGAGAAAAACTTCGTTTAAGTCTAAGTTCATTGAGCAGGTTCCTAAAGTGGTTATATCCAGCCGCAGCGGTTGGATATTCTTTGATAATAAGTTTACCATGTGCTTTTGCTTTTGCGGATTCGATCTTCTTATCATACATATCTTTCGATAGCTTTTCAAGATCAGCAATATCAACATTCAAAAGATTGGCATCAATACGTTCTGCAATCTTTTCTTCTGACATTTCCATTGTGATATAGAGAACATTGTAGCCAGCAGAGATATTGGCTGCGGCGCAATGACACATGAACAGAGACTTACCGACACCTGTGCCAGCAAGAGCGATGTTCAATGTTTTCTTTGGGAGACCACCTTTGGTTATTTCATTGAAGAAGGCCAGATCAAAGGGTATCTTCTCTTCAACACGGTGATAGAACTCAAATCGTTGATCTGAGTTTTCAAAGTAATCATGACCAATGTTTGGATCAAACGATACAGCCAGCGCATCAGTAAGCAAACTTGGAATTGCACCTTTTTGCATGGTGCCATTCCTGTTGTTCATGATTTCGATGGCCTGCATCATCGCATGATAGATGGCTTTCTCTTGACAGAACTCTTCAGTTGTCTTGGTCAGCCAGTCTTCATTTGACTTCTCGCTGAAATCAAATGTGGCTAAGGCGCTTTTACACGCCTTAGCTTCTTCTTCTGTGATGCCACGGAGGGAATCAATTTCAATACTCAAAGCCTCTACGTTTGGGCTTTGATTGTATTCCATAATGAAGTTATTGATCTGTGTGAAGAGGATCTTGTCCTCACCAGAAAAGTATTCATCTTTTATAAATGGAAGAACCTTACGGCAATAGTCCTCGTTGACCAGCAGGTTCTTCAGAATAGTCTTTTCCAGTGTCATCCTTTTCACTCTCCGCTGCTTCAAGTATCATGTGGTTCAGAATAAGCCCGATATGGTTGGTGAACCTCTGATCATTTCTCAATGTTGTTTCAGAGAAGTCACCGGTCTCAAGCAGATCATAGAGGAACTGGAGAACAGCCTCACCATCATCTTTCTCTTTGACACCAACTTTGACATAACGATATATAACATTTTTATAAGGTCCTGTCAAGACTTCAATTGGTACCGTTTGAACTTCTTCTGGTTTTACCAGATCATCACGAAAGCGGAAATCACCATTCTCAATCATCTTCACTCTCCACGTTTGTTGCACTAGTAGTACCGTAGAGGAACTCTTGCTTACATCCTTCATCAATCTGTTCAAGAACTTCTTGTGTGAAATACTTTTCAGGATCTTTGAGAATGGCTGACTCGAATACCTTTGATCCATCTGGTAATTCATAACGAGTTGATACTTTCTTGAAGATACCAAACTTCTCAGCCAGATCAAGCAGACCATAATATGGATCAAGACCATGTGCATAGTTGAGAAGAGTTTCAACTTGTTTGTTCTCAATCGTCAAACGAGCCTTTTTGAGAACGGCCTTTACGATAGCACCAGATACTTCACCATCTTTATCTTTGTCTTTCTTCTTAGACAAGAAAATGATAGATGAGGCGGCGTACTCCAGACCTGAACCGCCGCCCATCTTCTTCATTGGCACATAAGAGCCAACAACATCGTAAACATGGTTAGTAACAATTAGCGGCACATTAGCCTTACCGAGTTTCAGTGTAAGAACGCGGAAAGCACCACGAATAAGTTGTGCGCGAGTCATATCACGGGTGTCTTTACCATCCGCAATGTCTTGCATTTCTTTTTCGGTTGAAAGATTACCGAGAGAGTCAAGAACGAACATCATTGGCGCACGTTCTTTTTGTTCAAGATACTTGTCGAGTATCTTTACAGCCTGTGTGCGAAATTCTTGAATGGTGGCCACAGGCATGATAGCAATACGCTTTACATCCACACCACGGTCTTCAAGCATTTTCTTTGAGATAGCCGACTCTGATTCAAAGTAGAAGATGAAGCCTGTTGGATTGTCTTGTAGAAATTGGCGACAAATGTTGATTGCGTAGAAAGTCTTGCCTGTAGAAGGTTCACCTGCTAGAGCGGTAACTTTATTCCCAGGAAGCCCTCCAAAAATGGACCCAGAAAGTAGAGCATTAAGACTATAGCTGCCAGTTCCAATAAAACTAGAAACATCCCCAGCTTCAATCCCTTCTTCAACAATGCTCGCATATTCATTGCCGGTCTCCTTGATAAGTGATGCAAATATATCCATAAGTTTCTCCTTATTTACCCAGCCTTACAATATCGTTCTCATCGGTGATCTCACCACATTGAACTTCGATTATGATTAGCGGGATATTTGAAATGTTGGTGATTTTATGTACGGCACCAATTGGTACTACAAAGGTATCACCTTGTTTAACCTGAAACGTATCGCCATCTAGTCTCACTTCACCGCGACCTTGAGTGATGGCCCATGTCTCACTCCTATGTATGTGATATTGTAATGAGATAGACTTATTTGATTCAACGGTAAGTCTTTTTACTTTATACCATGGACCTTGATCAATGACTTCCCAAGTTCCCCACGGTCTTTCACAAAACTTCTCACTCATGTAAAGAATGCCTCCAAACTGCTGACATGTTCAGTTTTCCAACCAATACTATCTAGTATGATCTTCAATGGTTCTACAAATGACTTCTCATACTGAGTATCATAGTCGATAAACTTCTTTATGTCAAGCTCTTCTGGAATTATATTTGAAAAAGAAATGATATCACTCTGAATGGTGTTTGGTTCTTTGAGATAGATGAACTTGATCTTCTCACCTTCTTTGATCATTTCATACTTCTTTTGCAACTTCATCTTTGTGATGAGATTGTTATAGATCAAAGAACCGCGAACATGAATTGGTGTACCTTTGTCATAGATAGCACCGTTCTTACCTTTATACTTGACAAGACCATTCACGCCGCGAGGGAAGGCGATCTCAACAGGCTCAAGACTACGAAAGTCTTTGCGGAACTTTTCGATAAAGTCAATGACGGCCTGCTCATCTTTGTTGAAGATGATATCAATAGCCTCCCACAACTTCTCTTTACAAGCTGAAGGAGTAGATGACTTGATCATCTCAAGACCCATCACTTTCAATTTAGGCTTTGCATACTGCACACCTTCATTATTATGAACACGAAGAATGTAACGCTTTTTGGCTGTCCAGATACCCTTATCGGCCAGAGCCTCACGCTTCATCATCATTTTTTGATCGAAAGCATGGACATATCCAGCAAGCTCACCATAAGATTTGTCAATGAACGGTTGAATTTTAGCCTCACAGATACGATCCATGAAGGTGATAATTTGCTCTGCTGTAGCATCTGGATTCTCTTCTCTAATAGTCTTGCTGACCAATCTATCAAGAGTAAGGTAAATCGAATCTGTATCG